TTCTATTTGCTACATTTACCATCGTTTGCATTGGTAAATTTATAAGTTCTTTATTTTCAACCACTGGGGATTGTTTAAGAGTTTCAATAATTATTTTTTTTGATTCTATTTTTTCTTCTAACTTTGAAAGTGTTGGATATAATAAATAATCAACTTCAGAATAAGAATTAATTGAATTTGTTTTTCCAACCCATTTTTTAATTTTTTCTAAATCACTTTGTTTTACTTTTTTTAAAGTACTTTCAAATGAAAAAATTGTTTCGTTTAAATATTCAGTTGCAATAGACTCATTAAGACCTTTATTGGTTTTTAAATCATCATAAATATAAAATAATTTTGCAACATTTTTTTTAGTTAATACTAATTTATTAAAATTAATAACTTCGTTTTTAAAAGTTCCTTTTGAATATGACTCAGTTAAAAACTTATCTACGTTTGATTTTAAAATTCCTATTTTCATCTTTTTTTTATTTAATAAATATTAGTCACCTAAGATTCTGTTCAATTCATTTGACATTTCTCCAAGTTGATTTTTACCTCTTGACAAATCAATAAATGAATCGTCATCAGTTAAGTTTTCACTTTCAAGTAAAATTTTTAAATTATCTTTTTGGAATGATTCAGGAGTTACTCCTGCCGGTCCTCCAGGAGGTGGTCCAGGGGGTGGTGGTGGCATTTCTCCTTCAAGTCCTCCTCCTCCTTCAGGTGCTCCACCTTCAGGTCCTGGAGGTGGTGTTGAAGTCGCGGCTTCTGGACTGCCTGGTTTTTTATTACCATATAATTTGTCAATATTATCAAAAACACCGGTATGGGTAATGATTGTTGCGGTATTAATTAATTCAGCTCCAACTGCTCTTTCAATCCTTTGTTGTTGTAAATCTAATTTAATTTCTTCATCTGAAAAATTAAGAATGTGTTTTTTAGCCCAAGTTGCAGATACAGGAGAGATTCCTTCCGGGGAAGCGGCTACAGCGTCCTTGTAAAGCAACATTTTTTCTTTCATTGCATCAATCTTTAATAAGTCAGCTTGTGTTGAAGGGTTAGTAAGACCTATTGTAAAATTTGATAATTCATCTTCAAATCCTAATAAAAATAAATGAATAATTGCGATTTTATTCATTTCCGCAATCATACATTTTTGTATTCTATTAATAGTTCTTGCAAATCTAATATCCATTAACGCTAAATCTTTACCTCCACCAACTGGTTCTTCAAACCCTAAAAACGCTTTAGGAACTCTAAGAGCGGTAACTAATTTTTTTTGAATGTACTCAATATCGGCAATTTCAGATAGATTAGTTGCTCCTGGTAAAGTTTCTATTGGAGATGCTTGTGTGGGGTCTCTAACTGGTATAAAATAATCTTGGTCAACTGCCATTTGATTAAATCTCATGTCAACGTTTCCGGTTTTTGAATCAACAACTTGGTCTCGTTTAAACTTATTTGCCACACGTTGAACATATCCTTCAACATCTTTATCATCCATATTACCGACAAACACTTTAAATACCCTTCTTTCAGGAGCTCTTGATGTTCTATATATTAACATAGCATCTTCTGAAAGTAATAATTGTTTCCAAATACGTCTGGCTTTTTCTAACATTGAAGTGCCATATGGTAATTTTCTATCGTCGCCTAATAATCTAAAGTGAGCAATTTCCCAAGAATTAAACTCCATGTCTTTAGTTTTCCATTTAAATCTCAATCCTTTATTTTCAGGAAGTTCTTCAACATTATGAGCTTTAACCGCTAACCCTCTTTCTAAACGTTCAATTTCAATATTTGGAAGTTGCATACATCCGACAATCCCTTTAGTAGAATCTAATTTTAAATAAACAAAATTATCACCATACTTGCAGGTGTTCCTTGTCCACATTGGTAAATTTGTGTTAATATCTAATGAATTATTAAATAAATCTGTTAATATTGATTTAATACGTTTTGATTCGGAATAGATTTGTAACATATATCCGTTTTGGTCAACTGTTGTTGATTCTTCACCATAAATGTCTAACGCCGCAGAAATTTCGGGGGTGTATTCCATAGATTCGTAATCATAAAATGACGCTAAACGGGTTGGTTCATAATAAACGGCCTGAGTATAAAGATTACTTTCAATTTTAGTCCATTGATTAGACAAATAGAAAGTTTGTTGGGCTTGTAATTTTTCTTTTTCGTATTCTTCTTTTGAATTAGTTTTAAGAAGTTCTTTTTTATCAAATTTATAAGTTGGGTAGTCTTGGTTTAGTAAAGCGTTTGGTCCAAAAGCATTTTGTAACCTTTGCCAAACTGTCATTTTATTTTTATCGTTATTTTCCATCCCTTAAAATTTAACCTTTAATATTATTAATTAAATAGTTTAACTTATTCAGTTATTTTTATTTTTTTGGGCTTACATTATTTTGACCCGCTCCTTGTCCATTTACATTACCACTAACATTAAACGTTTGTACGTTTTGTCCTGGAACAATTAATTTACTACCCCCTATTTTTTTACCAGATTTTTTTCTTGCCGTTAATCCCATAACAATAAATATTACCTTTTACCAAATAGCCAACCATATTTCATATAATCCTCTTTAGAAACATTTTGTGAATTAGTTTGGTTAATTTTTTCTTGTAAATTTGGAATGACCGGATTAAAAGACAATAAATTAGTTTGAAAATCATTATTACTAACAGACCAAGACTCTAACATAGCTTTTGTGTGTTCAGTAACTTTTGTTAAATTTGAAAATGACGATTCGGCAACATAACAAGCCATTGAAATAGACATAATTAAATCGTCATGGTGTCCTTTTTGATGGTCAGGTCTACCACTAATATAAATAAACGTATTCATTTCATTGAATAAACGAGAACTATAAATTTTAAATTCATGTCTCATTGATTCTTCAAATGCCGCAATAATTTGAACTCGTTTATTATTAAAATTTATTCCTGGAATTTTTTCTCCTACTTTAGAGTCGTATTTCCATTTATTATTAACATCAATACCATCAACATATAAATTTTTATAACCAAGTTCTTGCATTTTTCTAGCTGTTGAAACTCCCATTCCCCCAGTAATATCTATTACAACAAAACAAGAATACATATTGGCCCATTTATAACAAACTTCGGCCATTGTGTCTGGAGGAAGTTTCCCAACGTATTCAGCAACTTGTTCTCTTGTATCAAAATCAATAATTTGAAACGAACTAAAATCTTCACTATCCCCTCTGCTTACGTCAACACCCATTACGTATTTATTACCAATAACAGGTTCTTTCCATATCCAAAGAGCGTTCCCCATCATTTTGTTTTGAGGTTCTCTAATATAATTTTCTCTAATTTTTAATAATAAGGTAGAATCAAATACATTATCTCCGGACCCAAGAAAATTACATTCTAATTCTTGTGATACTTTTCTTTTATCGTATTTAAGCTTTTTAACCATACCTTCAAACCAAGAAGATGATGGTTTATAACCGCTGTCCATTATAGTTTTTAAATCGATATAATTTCTTTTTAAAAAAGGAATGTTTTCCCAACTAATAATATTATCTGTGGGATATTCTTCTTTATTTAACAAATAATGAATAATATCGTTTGTTTTAACCAAATATAAATCTTTAGTGTATCTAGGGTCACGAAACCAAAACATTTCAGAAATTTTAAAATCATTCATATTTCTTAATGCTTGGTCATAAATTTCATAATAAATTGCATCATAACCATTAGGTGTTGAAACCACAATAACTTTACCACCGGTAGAAAGTGATGCCATACAAGCGGCCCAAAAATCATTATCCGCTTCAATAAAGGCGGCCTCGTCAAAAATAAGAATTGTTGGAGTAAATCCACGTAACGCATCTTTTGATGTTGCAACCGCTTTAACTTCACATCCGTTAGTTAATTTAAAATGTTTTTGAGAATCTTTTTCTTTTGCAAAATCAATCCCAACCCATTGTGGCCACTGTCCTACAAACGCTCTAATTTTGTTTGCCATTTCTTGAGAAGTATCAAGTTTGTTAGCAATTATAAGAACTTTTTCAGGTTTTTCTTTTTTAGCAAATGAAATTATTTTTGAAGCCCAGGCGGCAGTAACTGTAGATACTCCGGCTTGTCTGTATTTTAAAGCAATGTTTTCGTTAAAATTTTCATAATCTGTTAATAACGATATTTGGTCTGGAAATAACTCTAATGGAACGTATTTTGAAACTGTATTGTCGTAAGTCTGTAAATACGTTTTTAACGCATAAGGGGTGTCCCTCATACATCGTATGTATTCCATAATAACTTGTTCTTTAGATAAATTAGACATAATTTGTAGTAATATACTACAGCCCTAATGAAGATAAGTCAACATCATCAACGTCATCGTCATTGTCATCGTTACTAGACCCTAATGCTTGTTCTAAATCTTGTTTTTTTAAATCTGCAATAATTTCATTTACCATTCTTTGGATGGCTTGTTTACCAGCACTATCTCCTTTTAAAATTGAGTTTGCTAATTTTAAAAAATCTTTCGCTGAAATTTTTGAAAAACGAACAAATAAATAATGTTGAATAAATTTAGTGTCTTCTTCAAAAAGTTCGTCAGGATATGTGTCTTGCAATTTTTCCCAAAATATTGGACCTAATCTAGAATCCCAAATTTCTGCAGGTAAAGTATCTTCAGCCCCTTGAACCATTTCAGATTGTTTAGGGTCATCAGGTAAACCATGTGTACCAAATACTTCATAAACACCTTTAACAAGTTCATGTACTAATAATGGAAAAGTTCCGGCTCTTGCAATTACTGTTGGGGGGTCGGTTTCGTCGTCAATTTCAGATTGTCCCATTTGACCTCCACCTGACGCTGCCATTGATTCCATATCCGGATAAATCCAATATAAGTGTTCCATTAATGATTGGGTAACACCATAAAGGTTCATTAATTCTGGGTTTAGTTGATTTATTTTATCTGACATTAAAACATACATATGACCACCTTTAAAAGCGGCT